ATGATTAAAGAGTATTACAAAATTTAATGAAACTCCGGTTTCACCTACCAATTATTCAACAACTCGTCCAAATCTGTATCTTCGTGTAAATGTTCCACCAAATAATCATGCGAGTATTTCTTTCTGATTTTTGGTTCTCTTATCTTTACCCATAATAAATCTCTGAACTGTTTTTTGAATTTCAAACAATAATACAGATATTTGAACTGGTTTAGAACTCGTATTTTTCGGGTTATTGTATCTATCATGTGGCTGTTTATTATCTCGTAAATTGGAGTATCATTATAAACTATTGTTTGTAAATTTTCATTCAAATGCAAAGACGTCAATAGGTTATAATGACAATATAATTTTTGTAGATTTTCATTCAAATGCAAAGACGTCAATAGGTTATAATGACAATATAATGTTTGTAGATTTTCATTCAAATGCAAAGACGTCAATAGGTTATGAGAACAATATAATGTTTGTAGATTTTCATTCAAACGCAAAGAAGTCAATAGGTTATGATAACAATATAATGTTTGTAGATTTTCATTCAAATGCAAAGACGTCAATTGATTATTATTACAATATAATGTTTGTAGATTTTCATTCAATTGCAAACACGTCAATAGGTTATTATTACAATATAATGTTTGTAGATTTTCATTCAAATGCAAAAACGTCAATAGGTTATTAGAACAATATAATGTTTGTAGATTTTCATTCAAATGCAAAGACGTCAATAGGTTATTAGAACAATTTAATTTTTTTAGGTTTTTAAATCTGGATACATCGAGATTTTTTATACCTTTACCAAAGACATTAATTTCTTTGGTATCTTCTGGTAAAGAATCTAAGTAAGTTTCGATGAACATTTGTATTTATTGTATCTGTATTTTTATTCAAAACAAATCAATTTTTTAAATAACTTAATAAATATTCAACTTTGTATATTTTATAAAAAGTTTGTCTCATTCTTGATGAGTCTAATTTCTGCTTCAATCAAAAATGGGTTATCTTTACATTTACGGTTAGTAATATCAAAGCCATTATAATAATATTTGTCATATAATCGCAAATTTTCATGAACATCAATAATAATTTTATCTTTATTTTCCTTTTTCGCTATATTTTTAATAAAATGAATGAACGATTTTATTAAATCGTTTGATTCATATTCATCTAATGGATTATACATATTTGTCATTTCACTATTTATACATAAATAATCAATTTTGATATATGTATCATGTATAGTATAATCCAACGCCCCAATAAAATTCTTACTACGTGTAAAATCAAACCAACCAAATAAGGTTTTTGTTCTCCATATTCTAATTGTATTCGTATTTTTTTTAAGGTAATGCTGAATCGCGATTTTATTTTCATAAAAACTACAATTGCATAAACTATCATTCGATTCATTCGATTCATTCAATACCAATAATTCATTCAATTCTTTCAAATTTTGCAATAAAATAACTTTATTGTAAATCATAATATCATACAAAAAATATCTTTATATCAGAATCCAAATAATCTAGATGGAAAATGCAAATAAAAAACTACAGCTAGATAACAAAGAATTCCTAAAACTAAAGACAACAACCAAACGGGGAAAATGGTTTTATTTTTGTATCCGATTCCGAATTCTCTTATACTTCCATCTGTATTATACAAAAAAGGTGGATTGGTCATTTGTATTCCCCCAAAAAGAATCAAAAACAATAAAATAGCTATAAAGGTAATATTTTCTCTAACAAAAATTTTATTCATTATATATAATTATAAACATTTTTTTGTAATTATATGCATTTTTTCGTATATACTTAATCGTATCTGAATCATTCGTAATCATCAAAATCGTCCACTTCTACATCATCCACACCATTAAAACCGTTATTTTCATAATCGTCTGTCATTCCATTCATGCTGTATGCGTCCTTTTCAATATCTTCATTCTCTTGCACATTCGCGCGAATATCATCTTGGTTTTCTTCAAATTCTTCCCTCGTCATGCTTACTTTCTTACCAATCGCTTTTTCATATTGTTTCATCGTTTTAACAAAATCGGATTCTTTATCATAATGGTCTTTATCGTATGTTCTTAATCCTTTTTGAAGACCCTTACTCCAGTCGCCTAATTTATTTGTTTTTAACATAGTATCTACATTTCTCTCTTCATCAGTTTTCTTTTCTAGACGGTCAGTAATCATATTTTTCTCTCTTTGTTTCAGTTTAAAAACGTTGTCTTCAATCTGTTGATGAGAAATATCGATCATATTTTTAGAATTACTCAAAATGTTTATAAAACACAATAACAATTGTGTCATCGCCGTTTTTTGCGTATCATCCGTCAAATCTATGTATCTAACAAGTATTTTTAATAAATAGTATTCAAACAACAAGCGACTGGTTCTTTCATCGAAAATCGGTTTTAATTCTTTTTCTTTGTATTTGATGGAAGTAAAACTTGGCGTTTCTTTTGCCAAGAAAACATAATTCTTGCAAGAGGATTGTATCTTTGAAAAGGTATCATTCAAGTCAAGGTTTAATTCTTTATCATAAAACGGTTTAAAGCATTCGTAATTTTTTCCAATTATATCTTTAATATCATCTTGATGTTTAGAAGATAAATTCCAATAATTCGGAATTTTTACACTCGAATAATTTATTTTATTGAGTATTATATTCGGAAACACGTTGACTAGATTTTCTATATTGGTTTTATAAAATTGAATTGAATTATAGAGAGAATCATCCGAAATATCCTGGCTCTTTCTAGTAGTTTTCCAATCAGATAAATCATGTATAAATTGTTTCGCGGTTTCAAATAACCTTTTATTTGTTTGAGCATTCACGTTTCTAGTAATAAAATCTATTATTTGCTCTTTCATTTCGGTAGTATGTGTAATCAAATAATTAATTAAATTTTTGGTATCTTCCGTCATGATTTCACTAGCAATATCAAACGTATCCAGTACCCTAATAATTTTATTTAACAAACCATCGTCGACATTATCTTTTTTACAATATTCCAAGACATCTTTAAAACGAACGATATTTGATTTCGGGGTATCTACTCTTACATTTACAGTTCGAGAAACTAATTGCAATAATCGCAACATCATTTGTTCAGTATATTCTTTTTTATCATTTTTTAGTTTTTGTATCATTTCAATCAAAGTATCATTCTTGTTTATGTATCCGGGTTTTTCATTACATAGCGGTAACAAATTCTCTTTAATAGGAATCAAATTTTTAAAATGACAAAAATGAATAAATGCATAATAAATGGTTTTTTCGTCAAATTTAGTATTTACGGATGGGAAAACCCTTTTTGTGTTTTTATTGCTAGCCAGCGTGATTGCTTTCGCATAAAACATAATATCTGTTAAAGTATTTGAATTGTCATTCACTATTTTATTAAAAGCCGTAATGTTGTTGTTTTCGTTTTCAAAATACGCAAGAGTGCTCAATTCCGATTTCTCATTACAACAAGCATTTTCTAGATAAGGCACTCCGGAAGAGGTGGATAACAATAAATGTTTTTTTGTAACCACGTCTTGTATTTTTTCCTGAATTGCGAGAGAAAATTGAATATTTTTGCTTTGAAGAACGGATATTTTTTCTATTTGTGACGGAGACCCATTCGTTAAATCGTTGTTCAAACCACTCTTAAATTCGCTTGATATATTGACTAATCCAGTTATTTTAAAAGGAGATAATGGAGGCAAAAATTGATGCCATTTTAATACGTTATGTTCTTCTGGGATTTCGTTTTCCGTTTGCGTTAAAAGATATAAAGTTTTTTCATCTATTTTACTTTTTACGATGGATAATTCCAATAAAGTATCGATGGCGGATTTAATTTTACTTGTAATCAGTTCTAGTTTCTTTCTAGCAAGAACATTCCATGGGTCAGCAATACTTTTAATTTTGTTTGCAACACATGCCAAGTAATTTAAACTACTCATATCTCCGGCTCCTTCAAATGGGTAGCCGGTGAATGATTTCACGCATCCAGGGAATGTTTTTTTAGATTTTACCGAGGGAATACTGGTTTGAATTCCAATCAAATAAACACCCAGAGTAAAATAAAGTATAATTGTGTTATAATATTCTTTGTAAGAAGGCATTTGTTTATTTTTATTCGCCATTTCCTCGACGCGTTTTTTGTAATTTTTCTCGTTTTCCAAATGTAGTTTGGTGTACTCTAAAACGGTTCCCATCATAAAGTCTTTTTGTGATTCTATATTTATTCCGATCGAAACAGATAACACATCTATTATATTACGAATCATTATCATTTCCGGACTTTTGTATTTATCGTTATCGTTACCAATATTTTTTCCAGCATCCTCCTCTAAGACATCCCGGGTGCTCGTTTTAAAGCCGCCTTCGTAACCTTCTTCCGTTGAAAACCCGATGTATTTTATTTTGCGTCCAGTATGTTCATCTACCCAATAATCACCATCCTCACTCTGTTTGCCACTTGTTTTAATTAGTTTCTCCACCTCTTCATTATAACTTTCCGGAGTATTAATGTAGACAGATGCTAAATGATAATAAAAAGCAGGTATTAACTGAACATTCGTGGCGGTGCAATACAACCAATAAGGCGATTCTTTCTCTCCTGATGCTTGAAGAGAATCTATAGCTTTTCTAGTGAATCTTTTTACAAACTCTATAATATTCATTTGTTTTTTGATAAAATCAGGGTCTCCCAAAATAAGTTCGCATAATTTTGCATAAGGGGACACAACTCGTGTGGAATCTATTACAGAATTGCCTAATTCATACATTTTATTGTTATTTTTTAAGAATTCATTATTTTCTAAATGTGTCAGACTTTCAAAAACAGCCTGAAATCGCCCCATTTTTGTTTCCATTTTTTCTTTAAATTGATCGAATGATAATTGATATTTTTTATCAAACTCGTTCAAAACATCATCTATATTTTTGTTTTCAAGTTGTAATTCATTCTGTTTGATGCTTTCGCACTTGTCTTTTATTTTATCTGGAACGCTTATACACGACGGCTGAATGTTACACAAAATATTTGGGTCATCTGTTTTAATATCTTTTTCGTTTATAGAAGGGTCTAATTCCCACTTATTATTTTTACGAACGTAATAGGTATATTCGTCTTCATTTGTATCTCTGTTTTCATAGTATTTGTATAAAATAGCGTAATCACCTTCTTCCACTTTTTTATAACCGGTAATAAGAGTATCTGCGAGTTGTTCTGCTTCTTTATCAAATACTTTTAGCTTTTTATTGATTTTGCTAATTAAAAAATCTATAAATTTATCAGATTCCATAGCAATCAGTTCATTCTGGTATTCGTCCAAAAATCCATAATTAGTTTTATCATATTTTTTATCAAAATAGATTTCTTTTTCATTATCTGAATGCAATTCCTCTTCTGACGTATAAAATTTAGAAATAATAATGTTTTTGCATTCACTCGCGGCGTTATTCATGTCATCGATTGATTTCCCTATTTTAAATTTTTGGTTATCAAATACAGTAGTAAATTCGTCGGGATACATTAATTTCATATTTTGATACGCAAGAATAGTTGTATACAATTTTGCGTTGTCTTTTAAAATGATTTTACGTAACGTTTCAGAATCACTTACAAACTCATTTTTCTCTTGAAGCTCGTAATCCTTCATCAATTCATCCTTATCTTCAAGCAATTCCAAAAGAGAAAAAACGTCCTTTTTTAGTGAAGAATAAGGTGTTTTCCTTTTAAACTGAGAGAAATATTGTGAATTTTTACTATACGTTTTATTGTATTCAGATATGACGGCATCGATATGCTGGGTTATTTCTACAAATTGCATGTAGGTCAAATTATCCGTATAAATGAGAAACGGCTCTAAATATTCTACGATGCTGACAATAGATACCTTTTTCATGTATTTTTTCATAAATTGAAACAGAATTTTTATAGTAGGTATAATACTTTCTACAAATTTATCGTACAATTCCTTTTTAGATAGATCTGTGGCATCTAACGAAAAATGTTTAATGTTGTTTGCAAAAGTGTTTTCGGTATAAGGATAACTCGTTTCCACATCCTGAATGGTAATCTCTTCTACATCTGTTTTTTCTTTTAAGAATTGCCAGAATCTCGGAAATACGTTGTTCAGATTGGCCTTTTCAAACAAAGAAGTCCCGGGTAAATAAATCCGTGAAAAACGAATAATGGGTTCAGGAAGGGTAATAAAAGATTGAATGTACATTACATCCGGATTTGTCAAATCCTCTCTCGTGACCGACATTTGGTTTCCTGAAAAATTAGTTGCGTTCAATTTGGAAAGTCCGGTGTTGTATTTTTCCATTAAAAACCGTTTTGAATATTCCAAGTTACGATTTACTGTATACGTATTCAAGTCACCTAAATTGTTTATAACAACATTCAGTTGTTCTGCAACTGGAAACTCGCCTATAGTTTGTTTCATTTCTTCGTTGGGATAATCAAAAGGTGTAAAGTAGGGGTTTAGCTCTGTGTATAGATTGGAATACTTATTTTCTTGATTTTTATTTTTGTAATCATTTATAATAGTCATAACCTCATTCAAATCGCGTGTTTGGTTTTTAATGTCCATTATATTTTCAGCGTCTTCATCTTTATCTATATACATTTTTTTAATGTTTTTCACTACAGGCAAAATCCATAACAAAGGTTTATCAAACGATTGGAAATACTGTATTAGTGGTTTTATACTGGCTTTGTTTAATCTTGGAGATAAATTACCGCGATCGTCAAAGAGAGAAAAATAGTCTCTTAGTTGTTTAAAACGCTCAATAATGGTATGTATATTTGTTAAAACGGAATCAGTACGTTTTGCGGTTGGAATAGTAGAAAGTAAATCATTCAATAAATCATTTGTTTGAGATTCTATACTGTATCTTTGCTCTGTTACATTAACATCTACATATTGATAAACGGGACCAAATTCTTCATCACCAAATTGAATATCATCGGCTTTTAATATTGTTTCACGAATTTGATTACGAATTTCTGGCTCTGTTTTCTTGGGTTCTTCTCCTTTATCCGTTTCAGCCTGAGGTTTTTCAGGTTCTGCCTTTTCCGCTTTTTCGGGTTCTTCAGGTTCTGCCTTTTCCGCTTCTTCAGGTTCTGCCTTTTCTGGTTCTTCAGGTTCTGCCTTTTCTGGTTCCTCTGAGGTTCCCCAAGACCCATTCGATAGATTCGCATTTTTGGATTCATCCAATTCCTGAGATTCTGGTTTCTCTCTTATGATGATGGATTCAATAGGTAAATCTTCTGGTATTCCTTTGTAATCAAAATTAATATAGATAGTTTCTCCAGCTGGAAATGTTTTTAGTTCAATCATATCTTCTTCTAGATTGGTTATTTCGGCAGTTACTAATAAAGGAACGTTGTAATCAAATGTAATCGTTATCCATTTATTCATAAGAAGTTCGTTCTGTCTCGCATATCCTTTTTCAGGATTTCTATATAATAAAAAAATACTTGTGATTGTTCCATTTTCAATCACGCCACCACGTATTTTTAATGTGACTTTTTGAAAATCATCCACATTTATTAATTTTATTTTGAATTCATCTATATACTCAATCAAAAATGATTTTTCGTTTGTTTCATTTGACGGGTCTATAATTTTGATTACATCCCCCAATTGTAGTTCCATTATGCTATCGTTCGTATTTATTTTTGGACTATTTGATTTAGTATTTATTTCTTTGTTTTCACTTAATGACATTTTTGTTTCTATATTTATGATAGAAATTTTTATGCTTAAGCTACTAAATGATAAAAATGATTTTAAAATATAAAGACATTTTAATAAACAGTAGTAACAATAATCATGATGTGTAAATATGTATTATCTGATATACCAGAATTAATGCATATCATAAAGGACAAAAATATAACAGATTCAGAAATTAAAAAAGAGGTTGAGGCCATTTCGGTGAAATACTGTGTTCCAGATACGGAAAATATTGACTATTACGACAATATTGACTATTACAAAATAGTAAGATATCAAAAAGGTTTTCTGAATGATAGTTTAATACCATCGCTTGGGTTATGTAGGTCAATTATTTTAAATGCACAGAGCAAAGTTCTTTGTTTTGCGCCTCCTAAATCTGTTCTTGCTTCTAATTTTATAACCAAGTATTTATTGAAATCACCGAATCCGAATATTGTTGCAGAAGAATTTGTAGAAGGAACGATGGTGAATGTTTTTTGGGATGATACGATTAAAAAATCAATTTCAAGATACGAATTTTCAAGATGGGAATTAGCAACACGTAATGTGATTGGTGCGTGTACCACCTTTTATAAATCTTATAACAGTAAAAATGTAAACAAAACATTTCGTGTTATGTTTTTAGAGGCGATGGATTCGTGTAATTTGAAATGGACTGATTTAGACAAGAAATATTGTTATAGTTTTGTTTTGCAGCATCCGGATAACCGAATAGTTGTTCCTATTAAAAAACCCCAACTGTATTTAGTAGGTGTATTTCAAATAGAGCATCTAAATGAAGACAAAGAAAACAAAGACAAAGAAAATGAAGACAAAGAAAATGAAGACAAAGAAGAACAAATAAATGTCTATAACATCGACTATGAAAGCATTCATGCAGATTGGAAAAAGAATGGGGCTTCCATAAAAGTACCTACAAAATATCCGATTAATAGTGTGAAAGAATTGATTGAAACATACGCGTCTATGAATACACCTTATGATATTATGGGGGTAGTAATACATAACAAAGAAACAGGAGAAAGAACAAAAATTCGCAACCCTGTCTATGAAGAAGTAAGACAGTTAAAAGGGAATCAACCAAAACTACAATATCAGTATTTGTGTTTGCGAAAAGAGGGCAAGATTGCTGAATTTTTAAACTATTACCCAGAAAACAAAAAAATGTTTTATCAATTTCGCGAACAAGTACATTTATTCACAAATACCCTTTATCAAAATTATGTGTCATGTTTTATTAAAAAGGAAAAAAAACTATCGGAATACTCAGACCAGTATAGAACACACATGTATCATCTTCATCAACAATATAGAGAGTTAAAAGGAAAAGGAATGTATGTGAATAATAGAATAGTTCAAAAATATGTGAATGAGTTGCCATCGTCATTATTAATGTATTGTCTAAATTATCATATGCGAAAAAGAAATATAGATTGTGTAAAGCAAAATCCCGAATATTCAGATTATTTCAATTTACCACAAATAAACCTTTAGATATTTAAGAATAGGATATAGGAAAAAATAATATATAATTTTATATTATTTTTATTATGTTTTGATACCTGTCAAATTGTTTTTATTTGCCTTTTAGCTTGGTAGAAATCTCTTTTTTTATTTTTGTGTATATATCATGTAGAATGGTGAATGCATCCATTAAATCTTTTTTAATATTTGATATTTCAGTAGGATTAAAGTAAGCTAGACGAATCGTGCTGTAATCATTATGCGGATGAGATTTAGAAAATCCGCAAAAGGAAAGTGTTTTGGCTTCTTCATAAAATTTAGTGTATAGAATAAATTCTAATGCCTTTCCTATAGTATAGTCTTCATTTTCCAACGTGACATCATAACAGTTGCTCATAGTAGTATTTGATTTTTCTATTTTTAATTTGTCAGAGTTCATTAAATCAACAAAATGTGTGATTTTCTCTATTAAAATACTACATGCATTTTTTAATAATTCATCATTCGTGTAAATACCAACAGTTTTTATGGTAAAATCAAAACTGTCCTGCTTGACAATACGCAACGCTTCTAATAATTCCCAATTTTTGATTTCAAACTCAATTTCTTCTTTTTTTTCATCTTTCCATGATTGCAATTTTTTCGCTAGCTCTGCTTCTTTTTTATCTTTGTCTTGAGTGTATCCATAAGCACAAGTAGAAACTGCATTAAACATTCCGTCGTCTTTTGCGGTGCTTACACTAAAAGTACATGTAAGCTGAATTTTTTCACCTGGTATAGTATCACTTATTTTTGGTCGTAATCGGACAAAGTCTATATAAAAATCACCATTCGGCGATTGAAAAGGAGGGAAGATTTCTTTGTTTTGGGCGGGGTCAATCGGTTTATTGGTAAGTAAATCTTTAATAATAAAATCTTTAGTCGTGACAAACATAAGGGTATCTGTATTATTTTCAACATTTATTTCTAATTGATAATTTTTTAAAGGAAACTCTTTAAGATTGTTGATATGGATCGGAATACAACTCAATCGTTGTTTGAGGATTTCATTATTTAATCTGGAGGTATTGACCAAAATATTTGCACGATTTTCTTCATAAGGAGATGTTTTGAATACGACCAAAGGAATGTCAGACAAAACGGTTCTACGCAAAGAATTGGCAATACTTACGTTAACTCCAGATAACGTAAATTGTAATATGTCGTCCTTTGCAGAAATGAAATCAATAACGGGATTCATAGTATTTAGTAGTATTATATATTTAATACTTTATTATTAAATTCATTTTTTTTAATAAAGTATTTTTAACTATTAAAATGAGTTAAAAAGACGATTCAATAAAATTATTATAGAATAAATGAGTTGCATATTATATTATAGTAATTATTGCGAACATTCAAAGAAATTGTTGCAAACTTTAACAAAAACGAATTTACAAAAAGAGATACATTTTATATGTATTGATAAAAGAGTGAAAGAGGCCAATAACAAGGTTTTTATTGTTTTAGAAAATGGACAAAAAATAATCATGCCTGAAAACATAACACGTGTTCCAGCTCTTCTTTTATTGAATGAAGGATACAATATTCTTTATGGTGAATTTATTTTACAATATTTCAAGCCTAAACAACAATCAAATATTCGACAAGCCACCAATAATAATTTAGAACCGATGGCTTTTTCTTTTGATGGTGGATTTAATAATATTGTGTCAGATCAATATAGCTTTCTAGATATGGATTCGGATTCTTTGGCTGCAAAAGGAGATGGAGGAATACGACAAATGCATAATTATGTTGATTTAAATTATATAGATAAAATTAATACACCTGAAGATGATGTTAATTATAAATCGGGAAAGATTTCCGCAGATGTGTCTATTGAAAAACTACAAAGCCAGAGAGAGCAAGAATTTCAACAAATTTCAGGAGATAGAAAACAGGGGTTTTAACAAGTAAAAATGAAAAAGACAAAAATTAGACAAATACAAAAAATATAAATTAAATAAAAACAATATAAAAAGAAATGGTACAATAATAAAATGAGCGCTACAAATATAGTAACCATTTTTAATGATCAGTTTGTAGAATTTGTTACAGATATTCAGAATGTGTTTCCCGAAGATCATGATATTTTAGTAGCCAAAAATTCGTTGATTGCTATAAGAAAAGCCAACCCAAAGATGATTGTTAAGATATGGAATATGTATATTGTTTCTAAATACAAAGCAGAGATAGAAAAGGGTGATATTGGTTTTTTTATTAACAAAGATTATTCTTCTGATTTAGAAAATAGTGGTAATTCAAACAAAATCATGGAATCAATCAATCGTTTGAGAGAACCTATTAAACAGATGAGTTCGGAAAATCAAGAAAAGACGATGAAATATATTCAAAATTTAACAAAGTTGGCGAGTTTATGTGAATTATGATTTATTGTGTAATTGTATAAATAATATATAAATAATGTATAAATAATATATAAATGAGTTGGTTATTTGGTAAATCTACACAATCAAATCCGAATCAGCAAATCCCGAATCAGCAAATCCAGAATCAGCAAATTCCAGGATACAGTATCGGTCAAACACCTCAAAATTCTTACGGTTCAACCCAATCCGATTTAAAATGGTTCAGAACTTGTATTGGAAATAGTATTGCGTCTAAGATTGAATATTTTAAAACACAGTCAAAATTTAATCGCAATTCAGAAACGCCTGATCAAAGACAGAGTAGAATTGCATCAAGGGATGCAAGCATAAAACAAACATTAATAGATGTTTACAATATGAATAATAACGATATCAAAAATATATCCGCCTCGTCTGGATTTATTAGTGCCGCAAGATCTGGGTTTGATATGAAAAAAAGTATTTTGGCTTGTGTTTCTAGTAAAAATAGTATAGATTTGCGTACAAAAAGATATCATCAAGATGAATCAATTGCGCAAATGAAAAAAGTATTATTAGAATTTATAAATATGCCAACATATGAAAATATTAGAGGTCTCAATCAATTTGGGAAATCTGCTTTTTTAGGTGTTACCTCTCATGTTTCAGCTATGGGAACCGCGTATGGTTCTTATAAAAGTTATCAAAATAGGAGAAATCCGAACATTAATGCATCTCAAGGACAGTATAGCGCTGGAAAGAAAACTAGAAAAGCCGGAATGAAAAAAGTGAAAGGAAAGAAAAGAACCCCAAAAAAATAAATAATTTACAATTAGTTTGATTTAAAAAATAATCTTTATATCAAACATATATGACTGAAACAGAAATTGTGATTCCAGAAGAGTTTTCAAAGGTGATGAAAGATTTAGTGGAAGATATTCAAAATACCTTTCCAGAAATGAATTCTTTAATAGCAAAATGGTGGAAACCTTCTTCTACTTTTGATTATATAGATGACGAAAGAGAGAGAAAAGAAAAAATAGAAAAGTCTAGAGCAGATAGTATCTTATTTTTATTCAAATTTGCTCAAAAGAAGTTTCCTCCACGATTTTTTGATATTTTGTATGAAAATAACGAAATATTCCAAGAAGATTCGGTGGTAGATACAGAGTTTTTACCTCATATTCATTTTAAAAACTTGTGGCAGTTTGATATTAGTGACAAAACCCGTGAAACGATGTGGAAATATTTACAATTAATAATGTTTTCTATTGTCGGTTCTATTCAAAACAAAGATGCTTTTGGGGACTCTGACAAATTTTATGAAGCATTCAATCAAGAAGATTTTAAAACCAAATTAGAAGAAACGTTGAATAAAATGCAAGTATTGTTTGAGAATCCTGAAACATCACATGCTATGCCGAATGCAGACCATATTCATAACCACATATCTGGAATGTTGGACGGAAAATTAGGAAAACTCGCAAAAGAAATTGCAGAAGAAACGGCTGAGAATTTAAATATGGATATGGAAAATGTTACTGATATGAAAGGAGCTTTTGAACAAATGATGAAAAATCCTGCTCAATTGATGAATTTGGTAAAAAATGTAGGAGATAAATTGGAAACTCGCATTAAATCTGGCGAAATAAAAGAAAGCGAACTTATTTCAGAAGCGACTCAGATGATGGGTAAAATGAAAGATATCCCAGGAATGGATATTCAATCTTTATTAAGTAAAATGGGAATGTCTGGGTTATCAGGGTTATCAGGATTAGGAAAAAACGCGAATACAAATCAGAATGCAAATCAGAATGCAAATGCCAACTTGAACCAAAATTTAGACCAAATAAATAAAACGATGGAAATTATACAGAACATGCAAAAAGAACAGACAAAGACAGCTTCACGAAGAAAAGAAAATCCGATTTCAGAATCATATCAACCATTTCAACCAGCATTATCGGATGAACAATTAGAACAATTGTTTAATGTAGGAAAAACAGACTCTTCAGACAAATCAGATAAGAAAAAAAAGAATAAAAAGAAGAAATAAAACCAAATAAAGCCGTTTTAATGTATTTTTTAAAAATTAAGTAATGTTATATATATAATGAGTATTCCGTTTTGGATAAATGAACCAACTATTATATTTAATAAAGAATTTGTATTTGAATTATGGCCGACAAAAGAAATGTGTTATGAACAAAAATTAAATGCTATTACAAGAGTCATTATTTTAATTACTTTTTTAGGGTATGTAGCGACAGGAAGTGTTAGGATATTGTTAGTTGGAATATTAACGGTATTAGCTATTTTTACTTATTTCAAAATACGAAGTGATAAAAAAGATGGGTTTGTCGTGATAGGAGATAATGTATATGGGTTGTTTGATAATAAAAGAGTATTTAAAGACAGTTCTAGTGATTCTACTTCTAGTTCATCGGCGATGAGTAATGAAAATGAAAAAGTCATCACAAATCCTGCTACGCTGCAAAGGGCTCTAAAAAAGGATTTTAAAAATATTCATAAGAAAAATCCATTCGGAAATGTTCTTTTGACTGAAATAATGGATGACCCCGAGAGAAAACCCGCCCCCCCGTGTTTTAATCCCGAAGTGGAAGACGACATCACAAAAAATGTGAAAAAAAGTGTTCAATATATGAATCCTGAAATAAAAAACACGAACAAACAACTATACGGAGATTTGTGGGAGAAATTTAATTTAGACCAATCAAATCGTATTTTTTATTCTACAGCAAACACCCGTGTCACAAACGACCAAGGTGCTTATGCTCAGTTTTTGTACGGGAACATGCCATCCGGTAAAAGCTCTGGACCAGATGGTGATTTTGCACGTGTTCAAGACAATTATCGTTACACGTTGTATTAATTATAGCAATCTATTCTCTCGAAAGATTCTCGGATCCGTTTTAGAAATAATTAAGGTTTTATATATAAAAAATATTGTATATATATAAAAATGTCTAGTACTTCTTATACATTCGAAAATATGGCAAGAATAGGAAATGACAATTGTTGCATAGACCAAAATACTATTCAAAATGCTGGTTTTTGTAATTATATGTTACAAAACTATTTTGCTTCAGACTGCTCGATGAAAAAGCCGATTGAATTAGCAACTACTCAACCCGGAATTTTCTATAACGGAGGTTATAACGTAGGGGCTGGAGGATGTAATATCAATACCAGTTCTAAATTGCAAATAGGAACTATTCAAACACACCCAAAATGTAGAATAGATTTGTTTCAACGTCCGTTTGCCACCGTTCCTTATTTAGGAAGAGGTGCTGTTAATCCGATTGTGGAATCTCAAATACAACAAGGCGAAGCGGTTTTGAATAAAAAGAGTATAAACAATTTGAGCGAAAAAAGTTTTACAAAATACCATCAAACCCCACTTTTGGCAAGTGTAAAAGACCAAGTGACAAATCCAGTTCATTCTGTGGAAGGTGTTGCTTCAGAAGGTTGGGTACGCGGTGGTGTCCCGTCCCGTGAATTAACGCGCGACGGTGATTATTTTGGAAAACACACCAATACTCAATATGTGTAAAGCTTTAGAAAGGGTATAAATAAATACATTTATAGTATGTAAATGTACGATACACATGTGGAATGTACTTATCATTCTGAAGTTTTTTTGGAAACTGATAATATTACGGAAAGAGAGAAAACATTCATTAGAAATTGTTTGTACAGACAAGAATTTTTGAATATTTTTACTTTAGAAGAATATGACGACTTTGTTATTCGTGATAAATTACACGAATTGTATGAAAAACTAAAAGAAAATGAAGATTTACTTTTTTGCATGAAAGAAATTGCAACCAAGATGAATATGCCTGACATAGAATCAGGAATGTATATTTTGTTTTCATATGATTACTTGTATTTATTTCATCGGTGTGTATGTGATTTTTTAGAAAATGGAAAAATTCTAAACACGCATTTAATAAAAAGTATTTTAGAAAAAGATTGAGAAGAATTATAATAAAATATTTATATAAAATAATAATTTATATAAATAATGGCTTCTACCCGTAATAAAAATACTCCAGGCAATTATTGTTTAGAAGAACGTCAATATTCACAATCCAGACAATACACTTTGTATCCAAATTCGCAATATGGAGCAGCATATAACTCACGATTAGCTGGTAATGGTTTGAATCCTGCACAAACGCCTTGGGATAAATTATCATATAATGCACCCGATATTGAATCTTTTTTGTTTGGAATTAATTCTACCAATTTAGTAAATCGTGCTCCTTGTTTTGTTCCGGAATTAGCGAAACTTGAAAGTGTAAACATATATGAAAAGAAAGCAACATTAATTCCAGAACCTTTAGTAATGGACGCTAAACAACGTCCTTTTCCTGTGTAACGTATTTTGTTATGCTAAAAAAATTAACAAAAAAAATCATTATACAAAAAATCATTATACAAAAAAATCATTATACAAAAAATCATTATACAAAAAATCATTATACAAAAAATAATAAATTATACCAAAAAAACTTTCAGTCACTCTAATATTCAGGAGCATGTTTTTTAAATAAACATCCGTGTGGAGAAATATCTTTTATTTCATTTGTTATCACTTCCGGGTTTTGATTATCACAATCATTCATCCAAATTTTGATAATGCAAAACTTTTTTTTCGGTGAAATAGTAATTCCTGTAACTTTATTGGCGAATGTTTTATTTTCACTTATTGTTTGTCCTGCTACTAGATAACATAATTGTTTCCATGTAGAAGGCACATTTTTCTCGATCACTTTATAAGAAAAACATCCACCATTACGATTTTTTTCGTCTTCCCAAATAGGTTTTATACCGTCACGCATAAAGAACAACATACAATTTTTAACTAATATATCAGGTAATGTTTCAATTAAAGCAATTGTGTTTTCTACACATGAAACTGTATATACATTTTTGTAACTATTGATGCTCCAATCTGTGTCATGTGGTAAATGTGCCCAAAGAGTCCATTTATCAGATAAATTATTGTATTCAGTCGTAATTGTATGTTGTTCTTTATGCGGACTAAGCATTATGTTTTATTATCAGTAATATTTTTTATATCATTTTAATAATAGATATTATTTTAAGATTCAACTGTAATATTGTCTTTTTGAATTTTTATTTTTTCGCTATTATGAACTTTAATTATATTTACGTCTTGGTCAATAATTTCTATGGTAGATTGATTAAAATCGTATTTTGTCAATCCTGTTTGTAATGAATGTGTTTTTACAAAATATTCGATGAATACATTATTGAATACATTACCTACTACAAAATAATTATAATCATGTGGTTTAAAAAAATTATATAAATATTCATAACCTGAAAAGGTGATTTTACATGTCATTATACTTTTTGTGGATGCTAATTCATAATTTAATTGTTCTTTAGATGGAAAAGAATAAAATACCAGTTTGGGAACTGCGTCTGATTTTGCGCTGTAATCTGAAAAAATAATAAAGTCAAACTCTGGTTTTTCGCGTAATAGTTCTACACCAGATAATGCTAGCAAAGTATCTTTGGTTGTTTCAAATACAATATTATTATCTTTAATAAATTGTATTTCATTCACAACACTTTTGAAAAAATATTTTTTATAACTTTTTATAGTTTTAAACAAGAAGAATACAGGAGTACTATTTAATAATTCTTTAGTATATTTAACAATCTGTTTTTTGCATTTTAAAAAAGTTAATTCGGCTTTGCTATAGTAAAAGATAATATTGTATGAAACATTTATTATTCCCTTTTCAAAATACGTGGGAAATTCTGTTTTTAGAAAAAAAGCTAGTAAAAAAACATAAGAAAGTTCAAATCCATAATTGGCTACTTTACGGAAAAAACCCCATGGACAAAAAGGAAACATAAATATAATATTGAAATATATTTATATAGTTTTATCTAAGTATTTGAAGTTAAGTATTTGAAGGATTCGGAATAATTATATTGGGAGCTTTGTAATAGGCCGGATTTGTTACATAATTATAATTTGGGTCATAAATTATAATATTTCCAGAAGAATCATTAGATACAGGATAATTTTTACAATTATAGTCAACTGTTCCAGAAGAAGCATCCAAACCAAAATAATATAACAATAATGTTACGGTAACAGTCATTAAAATAAATGGAACAAATACAATTATCCAAGAAACAACCGTTAATCCTGATTTACAAAGGTAATTTAACAAAAATGTTACTACAATCATTACCACAAATTTCATCAAAGCAGTATTGTACAATCCTTTGAAAGTATCAATAACAATTTGAGTAATAGAAAAAATTAAATATATAATCGAAGGCATGCATAACATCGGGAAGCTATATTATAGAATTTTATTATTTTATGTAAAAATAGGTTCTCCGTCTTTTAAATATCCGACTGCTTTTCCTACATTTCCATCTTTTAAAACTTCGTAAATAACTCCAGTTTCTTCGTTGTTTGTGCAATAAGTAATATCATCAATCTCTATTTCGAATAATTCCTCCTCTTCCTCTTCAGCTGAAGGTTCCGCAGGTTCAGGTTCCGCATCAGGTTCGCATTCAGCTTCATCAGCTTGAGGTTCTTCTTCCGTTTCATATTCATCAGCTTGAGGTTCTTTTTCTGTTTCAGCTTCAGCTTGAGGTTCTTCTTCCGTTTCAGCTTCAGAGTCAGTATCAGCTTCAGCCTCTTTATCCTCATCTTCCGTTTCCGCATCGGTTTCCGCGTCCGTTGCATCTTTTTCCTTTTCGTCAATCAACAACACAATATTATCTTTTTTCATGGCGTTTATATGCAAATTATTTAATTGCATTTTAATTATTTCAATATCATTTGTTAAATGGTTTGGTGGTACGTTTTCATGTTTTTCATGAATGCCACGAATACAAATTTCTAAATTTTCCATTTTTTGTAATATTAGCTCAATTGTTTTATTATTTTGTTGAATCCCTTTACTAATTTCACGAATATCATTCTCTGCACATGTATTTGTTTCATCCAGAGTTATTTCTTGAATAACGGGTCTTCCTTTTTCTGTTTTTGAAAAATTAATAACGTATCCTTTAGATTTATTTAAACATTTCATATAAGATTTACATTGTTGAGTTGCAAGTCCTAAATCTTTTGTACTGATTGCTTTTAATTCTATCACAATATCGTTCTCTAATAATATATCAATTCTTCCATGAACATAAGAAAGTAAGGTATCTTTATATTTTATAGGAACAGATACTTCACTCGATACAGTATAACCTTTTGATCTGAACTCATATAACATCGCTTCACGATAAACATTTTCATTATGAAAAGAACCAATCTCTAAGAACACTTGATTTACAACGTATTCAATAAAAGATAACGAAATGTCTTTTTTTACATGATCTAAATCTAACTGATCTAACCCTAAATAATCTAATCCTGTCAATTTCGCTAATACTGATTGATCATTAAAATAATTCATATTTGTTATATTACTTGTATTTGTCATATTGCAATTCATTATTTTATATATAATTATTCGTTTAATATGGTTTAAAAAATAATTTATCTAATATCATAAAGAATGGAAACAAACACTCAAGCAGAAAATCAAGAAAAAATCCAAGCAGAAGAAAATCAAGCAAACACCCAAAGAGAAGTTATCAAATCAAAAATCGAATTAATAATGCGTCAAACTAATTATAATGAAAAAGAAGCGTCGGAAAAATTAGAACAGTTTCAGTCGAATGAAATATTAGTCATTCGAGATTATTTAGGAATTACTGAAAAAAAGGAAACGATAAAATCATTAAATCAAGAAATTTATAAACAAATTAGATATAATTTAGATGAAGTTATGTGTGATTTTAATAAAAGAACTAAACTCCCAAATGCGTGTAAATTATAATTGAGTCAGCCCAAATTGTTCTTGGACAATATTATTTTTCCCTGGAACTTTTCTACGAAGTTTTGTTTTCGTTTGGTTATTATTTGAAGGAATAATTTTGTTATTAATAATAAAATCATCATTATCTTCGTGGAGTTCAGGTAATATTCTAGTAAGCGGTTTATCTACAATCAAAAATAATCTGTCATTTTTTAATAAACTTCTATACTCTTGAATAGTGAGATTACCATAATATTTATCCAACATGTAATAGGGAGATGGTGCTGGCTTAATATTTTTTTTATATTCATACACTTTTGAATATATATGATTTAACAATTGATATCTTTCAAATTTTGCAGAACTATCTATATTTTCTTGCATTAAAAATGCAGTTGCACATTCTGGACTGCAAAAACATCCGTATACATGATATGAATTTTGAACAAAATGTTTAGGGATATAAATAGGAGGGTTATCAAACCCACACGTGCACCAAAAACAATCTGATTTGGTATCGTTTATGTTATTAATATGTAAATTGTTTTCCAGTATTTTTAGCTTTTGCCACGTTTGTTTTGTGTCTTGATTTTTAGAGCCATAATCATCAAACACAAGTGTATTTGCCTTTGTATCGGTCGTAACGGATACATTAGAAAGAACTTCATAATTTAAATCATTTTTAGAAAAATGATAACTTTCGATTGAATTTTTAAAATTATTATTTTCTAAATCTTTTAGGCAACACTTTAAATGTAAAATAACATTCGGCTTTTGTTCAACAACATTATTTAGAGGTAATAAGGGTTGAACGATTTTACCGCCTTTTGGTTTTCTTCCTCTTTTTTTTACAGTACTTGGGTTTGAGATATTCGTATCTTCGTTTGATTCTGCTATTTCCGGTTCTATTTTGTTTAGTTCTGAAAAACTCTCAGTTAATAACTCGCTTGGAGACAATTGTAAATTTAAACTATCCACAGTTTTTTTAGGTTTTACAGATTCTTTCTTAGTCATTTTAATAAAATACTGTAAATACAATTTAAATCCTTTTAAAATATAATATCTGAATTTTACGAGGAATGAATAATTGCATAAATTAGGTAAAATTAGATAAAAATTAGATAAAATTAGATAAAAATTAGGTAAAATTAGATAAAAATTAGATAAAAATTAGATAAAAATTAGATAAAAATTAGATAAAATTAGATAAAAAATATTTATTAGATAAAAATATTAAATAATAAACAAGATTGTTATAATAATGAATTTAAATATATCAGTCCCTTGGATGGAAAAATATAGACCTAAGTATTTCGATAATATTATATTAGACCCGCTAAACAAGCAAATCTTACAAAATATTATTGATACAGGTCATTTTCCAAATCTCCTTTTTTTCGGTCCTCCTGGAACGGGTAAAACAACAACAATAATTAATTTAATTAGGTCTTATCAAGAAAAAATAGGAATAAAAAACAAAGATTTAGTTATACATTTAAATGCATCGGATGAAAGAGGTATTGACATTATTAGAAATCAAATAAATAATTTTGTAAATTCAAAACCGTTGTTTAATAATGGAGTAAAATTTGTTATACTGGATGAGGTAGATTACACTACAAAAAATGCGCAACAAGCTCTACGTTATTTATTACAAAACTATACCTCTTCTGTAAGGTTTTGCCTTATATGTAATTACATAAGTAAAATAGACGAAGGATTACAGAATGAATTTATAAAATTACGTTTTAATCAACTACCGCAAAATGAAATATTGTATTTTTTAGAAAATATTTCAAATCAAGAAGAATTATTTATGACCAAAAAATCATTAATAAGTATTCAAGAATTATTCAAATCAGATATAAGAAGTATGATTAATTTTATGCAAACAAATCAAGATATTATAAAAATACAAAAACCGGAAACAATAGAATCAACAGAAAAGAATATTTTGTGTGTAATAGACAATAAAGTATGGGAGGATTTAACAGAACAAATATTACAAAAGAACACACACGTCGCGTTGTTTAATTATATTTCAGAAATAAGCATAAAATACAATATAAACAAAAAAAACATTATAAAAAATTATATAAATTATATTATTCGCAATAAACCTCAATATGTGAATGAAAAATTCATAAATTTTGTGGAATACATAATGCATTTAGATGATTCGTATAACAATCAATTGTATGTATACTATTCATTATCACGTTTTTCTTTATTGCTTGGTTCTCATGCGAATTTTTAATTTGCGAATAAATTCATTAGGTGGAGAGTTTTTAAAAGGGTCAAATATTTGATTTTTTAATGAATACTGATTATTTAAATTTGTATTTTTATGAGCAATAGGAATATCATTAGATTTTATTTTGTTTTCTCGTTCCATAATTATACTATATAAATAAAATAATTGAAATAAAATAATTGAAATAAAATAATTTAAAGAACATAAAGACAAGAGATAATATTATAAGAATGGAAATTCTTGAAAACAATTTTGTAAATAAAGAATGGGAGAATTTTATTTCTTCTAACTATGAGTGTTTATCGTCAGATGAAGATGGTGAAGATGAAAATACTTATTTTCCTAAAGAAGAAATTCTTTCTGGAAATATACAAGAAATAGGCGTGATTCCCGATTGTTCGCCCATTTATATCTCTACCAAAACTAAAATCGCCTATTTGAATAAACAAATTGACTTGAAAATATTTTGGAAAATACCTATAATTCCTTATGCAAAACCGTGTGATGGAGTAATAAAAAAACAGATAAAAATTAATTCGTTTGATATGAGTGAATTATCTGTTTTGCAAGAAAATCTCAAAAAGGAAAAATATGTGGAAGAGCACGTGATTACTAGTATTAATAATCCGGAAGGAAGAATCAAATTTAAAGATATTCGAAAAATTAGTATTGGTCTTTCAAGAAAAGATTTAATGAGTTATCGTTGCAAAAAGAAGAGTGCCTTTTATAATTGTTTTGTCTTGATTTTAAGAATTAAAGTGGAAGGCATTTATAAAGAGTTTCATGTAAAGGTGTTTAATACAGGAAAATTAGAAATACCCGGTATTAAAAATGACGTAACGTTTGAGATCATAATAAATATGATTCGTAATATTTTGCAACCGCATATGGAAGAACCGCTTGACTACAAGCAAGACAGTTGTGAAACGGTGTTGATAAATTCTAATTTTAATTGTGGATTTTATATAAACCGAGAAGAATTTAATGAAATTTTAAAATACAAATATAATATTCAATCTATTTACGACCCTTGTTCGTATCCAGGTATTCAGTGTAAGTTTTATTATAACACAGATATTATTACTCAGAATGGATGCCAAATAAGTGAAAAGAATAAAGAGTTATATAAAAATATCAAAAAAATATCTTTTATGGTTTTTCGAACAGGAAGTATTTTAATTGTTGGAAAATGCGATGAAAGTGTGTTATTCTGTATTTATGAATATTTAAAAGGAATTCTTAATGTGGAACATGCAACTATATGTCAAAAGAATGTTAATTTTGCTGAAATGACAGAAAAAAATCTAAAGAATAAAGATAAAAAGAAGAAAATTAGAAAAAAGACGATATTGATTAGTAAAGTTTAACTACATTTTAATTTTTCAGCCATTCTATAAAAAGCGGTGTGTTTTCATTTTGCGCATAAGTATCAAACATTCCGGAGAGAAATTTTTCAGAAAAATCGTATTGGTTTATTTTTGTTGCATGTGTTACTATCTGTAAAATGCATTCTAAATAGGTATCTATTTTTTTAATTGTACTTAGTTTATTAATACATAGGTTTAACTTAAATAGTTTTTCTTTGGTTAATTCAATATTTATATTATTGAATATGTTTTCCATAATAATCAAATGCGGGTTATCACACGAATCAACGAAATCATACTTGTTTAAAAAATGAATAAAAATATTTTCATATATGGTAATGTATTCTTTTACTACATTTAATTTATTATCTTCTATAGAATTAGATTCCATATTTTTTATGAATGTGTGATTTAATTCGTGAATTGTTTTTTTGTATACATACATAATAGCATCTTTCGTATTTAATTGCAAAAATGTATTTTCGTCATGACTAATTTGTTTCACAAATTCAATATACAAATAAAAAGACTTTTGACTGTAAGAGAATGCAAGCTCTACATTTTTAGTGAAATAAAGAATGGTGTTAAATACATTTGTCATAGTATTTAATCCACGAATAATGACAAATTTAAAATATGTTTTATTTTTTGTTTTATCTAAAATCAATCTGATATAATCCATTAATAAAAGGATGTACTTGCTTAAAATAATAGATCTCGATGTTTCTATAGAAGAATAATAATTTTCTGTATTGGCCAATTCAAAACGTTGATTGATGTTGATATCAACGGGCGTATTCATTATATTTTAATTATATTTTAATATCCAAATAAAATATATTTACTATACAAAATCATTTTAATTTTATTATAAATAAGTATTTAAAGAATTAGTAAATACATTAATATAAATGAGCGAAGAAAAACCCGTGCAAGAATATAAGTTGCCGTCAGACACAACATTAAAACATGCTGTAAAACTTTCAATCGTAGAAGATAAGCCTATCATGCTTGATTATTGGACTGGTTCTCTAGATAAGAAAGCGTTGATTGGAGTAAAGGAGAATGGAGAAAAGTTATTGGTCAAATCAGAAGATGAATACACGTCAAGTATTGTAAAATTTTATAAAAGTGGAACAGAGTATATTGTTATTACAGAAAATTCTATTTATCTTGTAAGCACAGAAATTCCTACCCGAAAAATTAGTTAATTTTAATTTCATAAAAGATACAAGGTTTATTGTAAAAATTAAAATATTCATTTATGATATAATGCCTTCGAATGGTCAATTTTGGTATGGTCCACATGGATTTTTGTATAAGAAAAACACAGGTAGTGGAACCAGAAGGGTTCTTCCCTATGGTTTAATATGTAATAGACCAACTAATATTTATAATAAGTATGTTCCTGGAGCAGGTGTAGGAGCGTTAAGCACGTCTGTAAGGCGCTCTAAATTAATTCATGCAACAGCATGTAATAAAAATCAATTATGTGGAAGATTTTATAGTCGTATTGATGTAAATTGGAACGTGGTATCAAATAACACCCATTAAATGTATTATAAATCCTATTTATTATAAATCCTGTTTATAATAAAGATAATTATTGTTAAAAATACAAAAGTTAATAAAATTGATGACTCGAATTCCAGTCAGGAAAATAATTATAATTGTAATTTACAGACTGTCTAAATCCTTGAGGAACAGGTGTCTGAGAAGGATTAATATTTAAAAATACCATATTCCTGTAACTTTTTTTAATCATATCAGGTTTTCTGGTTGCCATCGCATTATATATTTGCCAATAATGATGTGTAACGCCTATACTCGGTGCAGTTCCTGCTTTCATCGGTCCTGAAAAAGTATGTGCATCAATATGGTTGATATAGGATTGTATACTTCGTATTCTTCTAGGTCTTCCAGCCATTTATAATACTTAATATAATAATATCATTTTTATGTTTATCATTTTTATCCGATTTTATCTGATTTCTAAATACGGTTGATTATTTTTGAATAATACACCCATAGTCCGAGACCAATCAAGCATTTGGCAATTAAATCAAGTATGTTCATACAAACATTTTTATATATTTCTGGAAACATATACACGACACCATACATCGCCCACACGACTAAATAAAGACCAAACAATACTTTATTGACTATAATACCAGAGCCATAGAAGTTTTTGTACACTAAATAAAACATGGCAATAAAGGGAATAAACCCTCCAATCATAGCCATCAATTTTACAGAAGGATGTATAACACCGTAATATCCAATAAACAACATGAGATAATTGAGTGCAACAATAGAAATCATGGTAGTTAAATGGATTGGTTTTTTTGAATTTATTCCTAAAACTAAACATAATGTGATTAACATAAGGGGGGTGGTAATACACCAATCAACATATCTTATCTTTGTGATTTCTAACCAGTCAATCGGGTTTGTTTTATCTTCTACTTTACTAATAAAAATACCATAATAATATCCTGCAATTAATGAAATAGCTGTTTCTAAATTTAATACATGTCTTACTTCTGGAATTTGTGTTCTTAATGCCTCAATAATAGTAATAGTAGCTGTAGTTAACATAATAGTGTAGGTAATCATAAATGAAAAACGTACCGCTTCACTAGTGTTAGGAATTACAGAAGATTGATCATGATATTTTGTATTTAAACTCATATATATATAATACAAAATTATATTATTAGAAAATTACAAAATTTCACTTAATTTTTTAATGTTTTCATCTGATATTTTCTCCGGGAATTCTACGTAAAATTGAATAATCAGATTTCCAGTAGTATTTTCACGTGTTAACCCCATATCAGGAATAACCTTTTTATAATTAGGCGGAATAATGTTTCTACTGTTATTATTTAATGTGTATGTTTTTCCATTAATATACTCTATCTCAAATGTAAATCCACAAAGAGCTTCTTTGAGAGAAATATTTTTGTGCATGAACAAATCCAAACCCTTTCTCTCGAAAGAAGAATTGTTAATCACTTTTATAAATATTTTTACGTCTCCTTTTAACAATTCGTTTAATACATTCCCTTTTTCTCTTAAAATAATGATTTCGTTATCATCTACACCCTTTGGAATAGTTACGTAAAGTGTTTCTTTTTCAAATACTTTTATATCATTTTCTATAAGCCATCGTTCAATATCTAAAGGCAGCGTGGCTCCATTTAAGACATTTTCCATAGTAATTTCCATCGTTTTTATGATTGGCGTTGGCTTACTTAATGCCTCTGTAAATCCTTGTGGAAATCCTTGTGGAAATCCACCTCTAGAAGTAAATACATGAATTTTTCCTCCAGGCATCCCCATTCCCTGCATCCCCATCCCTGGCATCCCCATTCCCATCCCTGGCATCCCCATCCCTGGCATTCCCATGCCTTGCATCCCTTGCATGCCCATTCCAGGCATTCCACTAAAAAAAGTTTGGAATATTTCATCTATAGAAGCTTCCATATTACTCGATTTCATTTTAAAAAATGGATTATTGTTCATCATATCATATTGATTTTTTTTTTCGGTATCGCTCAACGTTTCATATGCTTCACCTATTTTTTTAAACATCATATTTGATTCTGGACTGTTATTATTTCTATCTGGATGATGTTTGAGAGAAAGAGCACGATATGCCTTTTTAATTTCATCCTTTGTGGCCTTTTCGCTGACTCCTAAAATTGTATAAAAAGACTCTTCTGACATTTTATTAATAATATGTTAGATATACTTAAATAATAAATTACGTATAATAATTAATGAGTTTAAATCAGCTATTCGTTCAAAAATACCAGCCTCTAGTATTCAAAGATTTTGAATCTAATAATGAGTTATTTGTTATGTTAAAAGCATTTATTTTAATGGACCAGTTAAACATACTGTTTATAGGCGATATGGCTTGTGGAAAAACATGTTTGTTAAATGCAATTGTAAGAGAATATTATCAAGGTGTTTCAAAAGATTATGAAGAAAACGTGTTATACATAAATAATTTGAAAGAACAAGGAATCAATTATTATAGAACAGAAGTAAAAACATTCTGTCAATCATGTTGTAGTATTAAGAATAAGAAAAAAATAATTATTTTAGATGACATCGATTTAATTAACGAACAGAGTCAACAAGCTTTTAGAAATTGTATAGATAAATTCAGTAAAAATGTTATTTTTATTTCGTCCTGCACAAATATTCAAAAAGTGATTGAAAGTATTCAATCCAGATTAAATATTATTAAAATTAATAATTTAGAAAAAGAAAACATGTTCAGAATTATTAAAAAGATAAAAACACACGAAAATATTCATATTGACCCTGACGCAGAACAATTTATTGTAGCTATTTCTAACAATACCATAAAAATTTTGCTTAATTATATGGAAAAATTCAAATTATTGAATGAAAATATAACATTAGATTTAGCGATAAAATTGTGTAGCAATATTAGTTTTTTAACCTTTGAAAACTATACATCTTTATTAAAAGAAAACAGGTTGTTTGATGCGATTCAATTATTATACGACACATATGATAAAGGATTTTCTGTAATGGATATTTTAGATAATTATTTTTTTTTCATTAAGACAACTAATCTTCTTACAGATGAAGAAAAATATTGTATTATACCATGTATTTGTAAATACATAACGGTGTTTAGTAATATTCATGAAGATGAGATTGAATTAGCTTTATTTACTAATAACATTATACATTTGATAAACAAACCTTAATTTTATTGTGCGTTTAAAAAACTTTTAATAATATAATAATATATATGTCCACACAAATATTTAAAAAACAAATTCCAAATGATTTTTTGTTTGAATTACTTCATCAAGTATGTTTTAAAGCCAGCAAGTATTATTTATTTAATAATGTATCGTTTAAAAAGGGAGTTGTAAATAATTTATTCATCGATTTTTTAGAAAAAATTAAACCTTATTACTATTTATCTAAACAAAAATACGCAGAAGGAGAAATAGATTACAAAAAAATGACTACTGTATTAAGACAAATTTGTAATTCGAATAAAATCGTTTACACGTCAAAAATTAAATACGAAAATTCTTTGTATGATATTCAATATTTTATATACATATAATGTGTTTTTAGTATTCACATAGAGAATTTAAAAACCTGAGCATTTTTTTAATTGTTTTTATCTTTAAACAATCATAATTCTTAGAAACAATCAAACGATTCGCTTGAGTTTTGTCTAATAAATCATAATTTACATCTCTTATACATTCAGGTAAATCCGAATAGTTGTATAAATAGGTTACACGAATAGAATCTGAATTCACATTCGTGTATTTAATGAAACTAGCTAAATCTGGTATAGATTCACATGTAAACGTGTATGGATCATATGAAAATGAATATGTGTCGTTACGTTTTCCATATAAATAGAATTGCTCATTTCGGACATCATATAATACAAATTGTTTTGCTAACAATTTATATGTATTTTTAGACAATTCTGTAATACAAAGAAATAAACCTGTCATATTGTAAATAACAGAATACGTTTAAGTATTTTTTATTTGTGATTGAAAATGTAAAACATGTGTAATGAATAAAAATATATGTAAAAAACATTATATATTTGTATTATAATGGATAGTTCAGACAATTCTGGGTTAAGCGAGACAGTTACTCTAACTACATTACTTTTGGAAAAAATGAATTCCCCCTCTTACAATTTGACACCTGTGGAAATTGAATGGATAAATACTTTTATTAAATCATCTCCAGATACATTCAATCATATATTAGATGACATTAAGATCATTCTTTCAGATGGAAAAATAAATGCGCATGACATTCCTCAAATAATAAAACTACTAACTGATGTATATAAATCAAATGCATTAAGTATAAATTCATATAATGCCAAAAATATTATATTGCTTGTAAAAACTACGTTAGATATTATATTAAATTCATCTTTGTTACCTTTACCAGATGTTGAAAAACATATTATGCTTGAAGTGGTAGATTCATCCATCTCTTTATTAAGTATGAACCTTGATATAGACCTGATTGAAGAAACTTTGTGTTGTGATATAATGAAAATGTGTTATTTTGGTAAATAAAAGAAAACAAATAATATTTATTTTGAAACAAAATAAATATTTTAATGATATGTATTTTAACGGCCTGTGTATTGTTGTTTTATTAAATCGTTTCCTAAATAATTTGGTTTTAAACCGTATAACCCTGGATAATTCGGCGTTTTCCAGAAACCAACCCAATCGGGTTTATTTTTTAGCGGTTCTAATACACCGCCTCTAGAATCTGGTGCAACAGAAAGTAATAAATAATTTCCAATAATAGTGTTACTTTCTAATACTTGTTTATGAGATAACCTTGCAAACCATTCATAATTTCGGCGTTTTAATATTTCATCACTAGGAATAAGTATTCCATAAGTTCCAGGATAAAGTTTCAAATATTGCTGAGAAATCAAATCTTCCAATAAAATGGGGTCGTCGTCAACCGTTTTAATACCAATCTCCATTCCATCAATCATATTAACTTTTCCACTCTGCACCCTTTTTTCACACCATCTATCAAAATCACCTAAAAACACGGATTGAGCGGTAAAATCATGAGATATGATACGCTGCATAAAATCAATAAATTCTCCTACAGTACGGTTCTCTTTATTTGCTCCTGAAAAAATCATAGAGGGGTAAAAATGATAAGTAGTAGAAGTAATATTATGGTTGTTGGTCTGGCACAAAAAGAAACGATTGTGACTAGTTCCTTTTTTATACATACCAATCAAATCTTTCATACATAAAAAGGAAATAGGACACAACATTCCTCCATAAATATAAATTAATTTCATGAATCCCAATCTTCTTATATTATCTGAAATAGGCGCAGAAATACGACTCATATCAACCGACCAGTTTGGTATTAATTTCTCAAAGGAGTCGTCGTCTATTAGACAAATTGTAAAGGAATCGTCGCATTGGTTCAAAATACTCTTTACTGTCAAATATAAATAAGGTTGATTTAAGTCTAAAGAACTGCGTGAGCCAAAACTGTGCCATTTTCTGGAATTGTATTCATATGGCACGTGTATCCAAAGAATGGGCTTCTTGCTTTTATGTATTCTCTCACCATCTAATAAAAATTTCTGAATACTTATGTAATTAGAATCATTTTCTTCTTTGACACATTTTTCTTCAAACCTTCTATGTAATATTCCCAATCCAATAAGAATGAAAAAAAGTATGATTATATTTAAATTTACTTTCATATAATATATTATAATATAATAGTTTTATAATTTTTCACCCACTTTTGTCTAATACGTAGCTAATACCTGCCCAATAACTATCTTGTTTCTTTGTCGTTTCTTCTAATTGTTTCGCTAATTTATATGCGTTTACAGAGGATTGATGCTCATTCAATCTATTTTTATTTGCCAAATATTGAGAAGCATGAGTTTGCGATAAAGGAGTTATATCTTGAGAATCACGATAAGAATGCAAATCATTCAGGTTTTTAAATTTTGGCATATTATGATAATCCTCCTGTGTTACTGGTACAACAGTTTCGGTATGCGCTTTTCTTAAATCTTCATAAGGTAAATGACTAAATAAATCAGAGCTAAAGCTTTCTGGAACATCACCTGTTAAATACGTTCCTTTATTGTTAAATTCCACCTCGTTAACACCGTTGTAAACAATCATCTGGCTTATTTTTTTCTTTCTCACTTCAATTTCATCTCCCAATTGTGAAAGTTGAATAGATGAATTAAAATCTTCCAGCCCTTCATTTGACCTTAACCAGTCACCGTATCCCGAACTCTCATCTTCGCGTTTAATATTACTCTTTTCAAATTCTTTGTTAAACCAACGGTTAAAATCTTCTTTATTCTCTTTTTTAGAGAAATGCTTGTCTAATATAGTTTTTTTATTATCATCCAAATAGTTTTCAATATTTTTATAATCAATCAAAGAACGATGTAGTTTGTCCTTGTTTTTGAATTCAAATATTTCATATAATTTTTTATACGCTTTCAAATAAAAACGAAAAATATCAGGATGTAATTTAGACTTATCCGGATGTGACATTAACACCATTTTTTTTGCCTTTTGTAATTCAGCAACATCAAAATCAGAATTGATTTTAAAAAGAGCCAATATATCTTTTAATTCATAATTATCTAAATTTAGATCAACGTTCATTATATAGAAAAGTCAGATATTTTTATATAATTTCTTATATATAATTTTTTTTATACATTTACATTTTTTCCAATATTTACACCTTTTATTACACCGACCAAAAAGAAAAATGAGACAAACTTTTTATAAAAAATAAAAAGTTGTTATTCTCCTTCTCAATAGTGTAAAAGCACCCAAAAGGGCATTATACTATTTCACAATTACATTTCTGTA